AAAAACGCCCTACACTTTCGTGTAAGGCATTCTTTGGTGCACCATCGGGGACTCGAACCCAGGACCCACTGATTAAGAGTCAGTACCGGGCAACGATACAACGTTCAAATTATCGTTTTTCCGTTAGTCTCAGGTAGTCAAAAGTAGTCAGAATGGCTCCGGGATGTAGTCAGTTTGTAGTCAGGCAGTTCCCGCCGTGCTATCCGCGGTGGGCGGGGCAGAGTTGAAATAATCGTCCAGTTTGCCGCTTACTTTCAGGCCATCTTCGGCTTCCAGATGGGTGTAGATGCGGGCCGTCATCTCGATGCTGGCGTGGCCAAGCAGCTGCTGGGCGGTGCGCAGATCCACACCGGCGTGGTACAGGCAGGTGGCATAGCTGTGGCGCAGCATGTGGGCGTGCACCGGCAGCAGTGACACCCCCGCTACATAATAAGCCCACATCTTTTTGTAGGCTGACTGCGTCATCACGCCGCCATCGGCTTTGGTCACAACGTGCTCCCCCAGCTGCGGGGTGGCATCCAAAATCGCCCGCAGCTTGGCGGGCACCGGCACCAGGCGGTGGGAAGCCGCGTTTTTCAGTTCCATACTGGGGTCCGGCTGATTGCCGCCCGCAAAGGTCACGGCCCTGCTGACAACCAGCGCCGCCGGGCCGACATCCCGCCATTGCAGGCCCAGAGCTTCCTCCTTGCGCAGGCCGCAGTAATAGCAGAGCGCGCAAAACACCTTGGCCCGCGGCTCCGCAATAGAGGACAATAGCTCCTCCGCTTCGTCCTGCGTCAGGTATTTCTTTTGCTTAGGGCGCGCGTGGGTCGTAATGCGGATGCCGTCGGTGGGGTCATCGCGGATCAGGTGGTTTGCCTGGGCTGTCTGCATGATCTGCCGCACCGTGATCAGCACCTTGTGCTGCAGGGATTCCGACTGCTCCGTAATCTCCGCCATAATGGCCCGGATATGTACCGGCCGCACCTCCTGCAGCTCCATGCATCCAATGTGCTGCATGATGTGCAGATTGTAGGCATCCCTGTACATTTTGGTGGTGGCCGGCCGCAGCCCCTGCTTGTAAGAGCGCAGCCAGATTTTTGCCCACTCGCCCACCAGGGTATGGTCCCCCACTTCCAGCCCCGCTTCATCCTGCACCTGCACCGAGCGCACTGCAGCTTTCAGTTCCGCTTCGGTGCGGCCGTACACCAGCCGCGTTTTGCCGTTGGACAAGGTGATCCGCTTTTGGTAGCGGCCATCTGGACGGCGGGTCAATTTTTGTTTGGGCATAAAAAATACACCTCCAAGGTATGACTTGTAAGCCTGCCTTAAAGGTGATACAATACAAGTGTTGGGTTGGTATTGTATCCGCTTTTAGTGGGCAAGCTGATCTATGGAAACGCTCTCGGTGTTGGTAGCACCGGGGGCGTTTTTTTTATTTATATGTTGCTATTTCAATAAAAAATTTTGTCCTTTTGTCAATCAAAGAAACTGCCGCAAAAATGGGGCGCGCTTCCTTTTTTGCATTGTAAATAGCGTCTTCCAAATAGCTGGGTCGCAGTTCCCCAATCTTTGTATCGTTCCAATATGCTTCAATCGGAAAGCACTCCGCATCTCCCGATTTTGATAATTTTAATTCTATTGGATCTCCTCTTTTCACTCCCATGGAGAGAAGCGTCGATGTCCTCTTTCTGTTACTACTTAGCGTAACATCTGCGTACAAGTTAGCTCGCAGACGCCCCTCCATCTGTGCTGGTGACAGCGGATTGTCTCCCAGTAATTTTCTAATCTCAGATTCTGAAGCATACAAAAATTTATCTTCAGCCGTGATCCTGCCTACTTGTTCCTGAAAAGTCATCGCGTTTTTTCTCCCTTCTGCAGACAGCTTACCACTTCACGCCATCATTTCTTTCAGCTTTTCCCTGTCCCAAAGCAAGACATTCGTCTTTTGGGCCGTTTCGATTGCCGCGGGGGTAAATGTACTGTTGGTAAGCACTACAGCAACCATCCGGTGGTAATACTGCGCGCCGGATGTTGCTTCCTGCACAGCATGGTTTCCCACCTTATCCGAATAGCATTTACACTGCACTGCATAAGTTACGCCGTCTTTTTCTGCCAGAACGTCCACGCCAAAGTCCCCGCTGGCCTGTGTGACTTCTACATTTACAAAGCCATTTTCCTTTAGCAGTTCGGCACAGAAATATTCAAATTCATGTCCATCCATGGCATCTACTGCCGCAAGCTTGTTTTGCATTTCCGGGTAGTAGTTATCTGACAGCACTTTTTTGAGCTTTTTAATCTTATATTCAAGAACCCATTTTCTGATCAGATTCTCGATTCTTACCAGCGGAAACGAAAGAACTGCCGCAATAATTGCTATTCCTAAAAGGACAAAGGCCGTGGCTTTTCCTCTTTGAATTGAGGAAATTCCAAATCGCAAAAAGAACAATACGAAAACCGCGCAAAATGTCATTAGGTATGAACGACTTTTTATCGTTTTCCAGATCTTTGATTTCACTGTGTGCCGCCTTTCTGCCACTCGCTGTGGCATACTTTTTTAACGTACTTTCTCAAAACCAGTGTGTATACCCCGTTGCCTTGCCTTCTATCTGGATGTCATCCAGCTCCGGGCCGGAGTAGGATTTGGGGCGGTAGGCGCTGTTGGCGGGCACAAGGGTGATGGTGCTGCCGTCATAATACACGCGCTTGAGGGTGGCTTCGTCCCCAATGCGGACGGCGGCTATTTCGCCATCTTCCACCTGCGGCTGGGTTTTGATGTAGACCACATCATTATCCCGGATGCCGGCATCGATCATGCTGTCGCCATGGCAGCGCAGGCAGAAATCACAGACGATCCCCTCCGGCACATCCACATATTCCTGTACGTTCTGCTCTGCGGTGATAGGCTCACCGCAGGCAATATCCCCCACCAGCGGCCGCTTGACGGTTTTGGGGCGGGGTTCAAAGCCGGCGGGGATGGCATCATCTCGCTTTTTCTGCAAGATTAGGGCATCCTTAATATTGCCTGCTTGAGCAAGGAGATCTCCATCTATTTCATTTACAATATCTAAAGTTTTGTCATCTATTCTAACATTGCTTTTTCCCAGCAGATAATCAATAGAAGTATTATAGAAATTCGCAATGTTAATTAGCGTTTCGGAATTCGGTTCGCGTGTACCTTTTTCGTAATTCACATAAGTGGTATAGGGCATTTCCAGCGCACGCGCTGCATCTTTCATGCTTATCCCGCGTTCCTGCCGCAGTTCCTGCATTCGGTTCATTATACGAACCTCCTTTTACTCTATATGTATATTATAATACACAAAACGAGTAACAGGTCAACTACAAAGCGCAAAAAAATACTCAAAATGGGCATGGTGCACAATTTGCATCAACTCATTTTGAGCATTTTTTGTCTTTACAAATACCCAAAACGGGTATGTTATAATTGCAGTTACCCGAAATGAGTAACGCAAAATGAAAGGAGGTAATAGTAATGCCTTATCCCAACATAAATGCCGAGCGAAGCCGCATGGGGCTGACTATTGAAGAATTGGCTGAAAAACTTGGCGTAACTCGGAAGACTGTTTATAACTGGATGGCTCGCGGGAACATTCCCCAGTCAAAGCTTGAAGCTATGTCGAGTCTTTTCAATTGTTCTATTGACTATCAAACTGAACGGAACCAGTCAGGGCGCATGGGACGGCAGCAGCGCAAAAACCATTGACATAACGGCAGCCAGCGTGACAAACGTTACGCTCAGAAGGTGGTGACAGTTGCATGGGTGTGTATTTAGGCAGCGATGCCGTTGACATGCAGGGCGGCTTTGTGACCGGTGGTGCCAGCGGCGCTGTTTTGCAGAGCAAAACGGTTAGCCCCAGTGAGAGCGCACAGACGATCAAGGCAGACAATGGCTATGACGGTTTGAGCCAGGTTACAGTAAATGCAGTATCGAGAACTTATGTGGGAAGCGGCGTAACGAAAAAGAGTACTGCGACTTATACACCATCGACCAGTAACCAGACGATTGCCGCAAGCCAATATTTAAGTGGTGCTCAAACCATTAAAGGTGATGCAAACCTTGTGGCCGGAAACATCAAAAGCGGTGTAAGTATTTTTGGCGTGACAGGAACTTATGCCGGCGGCGGGAGTTCCGGCGGCAGTGGCAATAACAATGTGGAGGCTTATGCCATTACGGACACCAACCCCAGCGTTAGTTTTAGGCGTACTGACGGGGCAATTAAGATTTGGGGCTACGGCACCATGACCAGTTCCGGCGGCTGGGGCCAGCAGACTACGAGCCTGATCGCGTTTGCGGGCGACAAGTACTACAAGAGCGCCATGTACGGCGGCCCAAGCAGCACCGGTCTGAGCCTAAGCATCAGCAACAGCAAGCTCTCCGGCCTGCCGAGTGGACTGACGGCGATCAGCGCGATTGTAACGAGAGGTATATGATTATGGCAACTGATACAAAGCTGGACAGCCTGGTGATTAACTACCTGTCGCAAGCCCAGTATGATAATGCTAAGCGTGAAGGAACGCTGCACAGCAACCAGATCTATATGACACCGGCCTCCTCCAGTACCTATCCTGCCGCTACCAGTTCAACCCTGGGTGGTGTGAAATTAAGTGATTCGACCAGTTCAACAAGTTCGACCAATGATGGTATTGCGGCAACACCGGCGGCGGTGAAGAAGGCCATCGCAGAAGCAAAACTTGCAGCCTGGCCGATTGGCAGCATTTACATAACCGTAAGCAATACAAGCCCGGCGACTTTGTTTGGCGGTACTTGGGAAAGAATTTCTGAACGCTTTTTGCTTGGCGCTTCTAGTAGTTATCCCGCAGGTGGTACAGGGGGTGAATTTACCCATAAACTTACACAAAGCGAGCTACCGAATTATTCGTTGTCTGTGACGAACGGAAGCAACGTAATACGCTCCAAAACCGGAAACTCTGCGGATGCGTATGTTCAAACGCAATCAGGCGGCTGGGGTATTCCGAACTGGGAATCCAAAACCGTAACAGTCGCCTCCGGCGGTTCTGGGAAAGCCCACAACAACATGCCGCCCTATCTGGCGGTAAATATGTGGAAGAGGACAAAATAAGGAGGATAAAGATGCGGCTGAAAAATGGAGAAGTATGTTTTAGGTGGCCCCTGGCCCAGCACATTATTACCGCAGGCTGGCTCTACAATGACGGCAGCCTGCACCGGGCGCTGGATTTCCGCGCGGCGGTGGGCACGCCGGTATATGCCGCAGAGGGTGGCACGGTGGAGACGGCCTACCGCTGGAACGGCAAGCGCACCCAGGGGGATACCAACAGTTACGGCAACATGATCAAGCTGCGCCATGCGGATTACCGCGGCGGCCGGCTGGAGACGCTGTACGCCCATTTGAGCAAACTCTGCGTGGCCCAGGGGGAGACGGTATACGAGGGCCAGCTGATCGGCTACAGCGGCGATACCGGCAACTGCTATGGAGCACACCCGCATTTTGAAGTGCGCTGGAAAGGCCAGCGTACCAACCCGCTGAACTGGCTGGATGCTGATTTTGAAACCGCCAGCAGCGCAGTCAAGCTGGGAAGTTACAGCAGCGTACAACACGCAAAGGAAGTGGAATACATGAATTATGCTATTGACGTAAGCAAACACCAAGGCAAATTTGATTGGCAGGCGGCGTATGACAAGGGCATCCGCCACGCCATGCTGCGCGCCGGGTATGGCCGTTACAGCAGCCAGAAAGACCCCCAGTTTGAGCGCAACGCGGCTGAGTGTGCCCGGCTGGGCATCCAGTACGGCGTGTACTGGTACAGCTACGCCAGTACCCCGGCGGAAGCCCGCCAGGAGGCCCGCTGCTGCCTGGCCGCGATCAAGGGCAAGCACCTGTGCCTGCCGGTGGCGTATGACATCGAATATGAGCCGTGTATCTTGCGTCTGACCAATGCCCAGCGCACGGCACTTGTCCTGGCCTTTTTGTCTGAAATTGAGGCCGCAGGGTACTACGGCATCCTGTATGCCAGCTGCGATTTTATCCGCAACCGGCTGGACTACGAGGTACTCTCCAGATATGATATCTGGGTTGCCCAGTACGGCAATGCCTGCACCTGCCCGCTGCCGTATGGCATCTGGCAGTATTCCAGCCGCAACGCGCTGGGCATCCCCGGCTACGGCACCAGCCTGGACTGCAACCGGGTCTATAAGGACTATGAGCAGCTGATGATCCAGGCGGGCCTGCAGGGCCACACCGCGCCCACCCCGGAGGATACCACCCCCAACAAGCTGGACAAGCAGCGGATTACCATTGGCCGTATCTCCAGCGGTGACCGCAGCACCATCCGCGCCCTGTGCGAGGGGCTGGGGCTTATCTCCGCCGGCCTGTACCGCGAAACCTGTGCAGCTGGCAACCAGTGGATGCTGGACGTTGGACCGGTATCCAGCGGCGACGCCTGGTACATCATGCGCAAGTGCGCAGAGCTGCAGCTGATTGACGCAGGGCTGTACAAGGCCGAATATGTGGAGGGGTGACCGTGCTGGACTGGATCATCAGATACTGGGTGCAGTGGCTCTTCGGCCTGATCTGCGCCGCACTGCTGGCCGGGTATCGCCGCCTGGCCAAGCGCGTGAAAGAGCAGGAGGAAGAGCGCAAAGCCATCAAGGCCGGACTTCTGGCTATCCTGCACGATCGCCTGTACGCCGAGTGCTCCCGCTGCCTTGCGCAGGGTAGCATCGACACGGACGCCATGCGGAACCTGGAATACCTCTACCGCAGCTACCATGCCCTGGGCGGCAATGGTACGGGTACAGAACTGTACAACCGCGCCAAGGCCTTGCCGATCAGAAACGATTGAACACACAAAACACATAGGAGGAAATCATCATGGATTTTGCATCTTTTGGCATCGCTTCCGTTGCCTGCATCACCGTCATCTGCTACCTGGCCGCCACCGCTGTCAAGCAGACCCCGCTTGCCAATAAATGGCTGCCGTCCATTTGCGGCGCCCTTGGCGGCCTGCTGGGTCTGGCCGCCATGTACATCAACGTGCCGGACTTCCCGGCAGGCGACCCATTGACAGCGCTGGCCGTGGGCATTGTTTCCGGCCTGGCGGCTACCGGTGCGGATCAGGTTATTAAGCAGATCGGCAAAGACAACTGACCAGCAAGTTACCGGCAAGTTAAATAATCCATAACAAAAGCGGCGGGCTTTCCCTCATTTTCAGGGATTGCCCGCCGCTTATTTTTTATGTCTTTGTAGTCAAAATGTAGTCAGCCCAACATATAGTAAAAAGCGCGGCAAATGTTTTGCACATTCTACCGCGCTATTTCTGGTGCACCATCGGGGACTCGAACCCAGGACCCACTGATTAAGAGTCAGTTGCTCTACCAACTGAGCTAATGGTGCT